CAAGAGTTCGCTTTTGGACCTGATGCAATACTTAGAACTGCTCAGCCGCAGAACATTCGCCGTGTAGGCCTAGAGGTTCCACCTGCTGCGTTCACAGAAGCAGCGTTATTGCAACAAGAAATGCGAATGGGTGCACGTTACCCTGAAGGACGTTCAGGAAACATTGACGCATCCATCATTACAGGTCAAGGTGTACAAGCATTACTTGGTGCATTCGATACACAAGTAAAAACAGGGCAACAAATCCTTTCAGACACATTTGAAGACGTAATGCAACTATGTTTCAAAATGGATGAGAAACTATTTCCTGGCACAAAAAAGATTTCAGCCACATCTGGTGGAGCAAAGTTCGAAATAGACTACGATTCACGTAAAGATATTAACGGTGACTACGGTATCCAAGTACGATACGGTTTAATGTCAGGACTTGACCCATCTCGTGCATTAATATTCTCACTACAAGCACTAGGTGCAGACCTAGTATCAAGAGATTTTGTTATGCGTGAACTACCTTGGTCAATGAACGTAACAGGTGAACAACAATCAATTGATGTTCAACGTATGCGCGATAACTTAAACACAGCAATGTCACAACTTGCACAAGCAATACCTCAAATGACAGCACAAGGACAAGACCCTTCAGAGTTAGCAATGAAAATGGCTGCAGTTATTAAAGCACGCCAAAAAGGTACTGCAATAGAAGTAGCAGTTAGCGAAGTATTCGCACCTGCACCTGCTCCAGCACCTACCCCACAAGTTGCCTCTGAGGTTCCTCCAATGGCACCAGTTGAGCAAGCCGTCCCCTCTGCTCCTGGTCAAGCCGCCTCAGAGGCCCCTCAACCACAGCAAGCACCAGCAGGATTACAAGAACTACTTTCACAATTAGGACAATAAATGGCTAAAGAAGTTGTATCAGGCGTCGGTAGTCAGTCTAAAAGAACAGACCAAAACCCTTCCAAACAAGCAATGCGTTACTATGCTGGTGGAAAATATGGTGAAGGTAAAGCAACTTTAGAACAACAACAAGGTGCACCAATGGCAGGTAAAGTTAAATCAACCACACCACAACAAACTAAACCATCAATCTTTTCACAACTAACACCAATCACTGCACCAACTGAAAGACCAAACGAAGCACCAGAAGTTGGAATGCCATTCGGTGAAGGACCAGGACCAACAGAAGTTGGTTTAAACATTGCATCAGGCAGACCTGAAAGTCCACGTAAACAAGACTTGCAAAGATTAACACAATACTTACCAATTATTGAAAACGCTGCAAACCAAGAAGGCGCACCAATTACATTAAATAACTTTGTAAAATACTTACGGAGTTTATAATGGCTAATGAAGTAACAAATTGGTCAGTAGTTTTTTCTAAATACCTTGACGCATTCGGTTTTGACAACGGTGGTTTGGCTTGGGGACTAGCACACGCAGACGGTTTAACACCTGAAGACCATCAAAACATTATAGATATTTTAACAAAGGAATACTCTGAATGAGTTTGCTTAATGATTTTACTGATTTCCTTGACAGAAACTTTGACACCCCAGTTGAGGCTGCTCGAAGATTTGATGAAAGAATTGAATCAGGAAAAGCATTACTTGGTGAAGCATTAGAATACGCTGCACCAGAAGGCACAAAACAACGTACTGTATTAAACAAGATGGCTCAAGTTTCACAAGCCGTAGGTGCTGGTCTTTCAACAGCAGCACTTTTAACAGATAAACAAAACCCTGCATACAGGGATGGTTTTCAATTATCTGACATTGCAGAAACATATCGTGGACCTGCACAACAAATTTCCCCATCACAAGCATTATTCGGTGCATCAGATATTGCACCATTTAATCTACCAAGACAAGCACTTAACGTAGCAGAAGATTTAGGTTTCAATGTTCCAACAGGTGGACGTAGAGACTTTGATATCTACAATGAAGAACAACGCCGTAAAGCATTTGATGAAGAACTAATAGGCAAATGGTCAACAGGCGCATCAGACTTCATGGTCTCATGGTATGCTGACCCATTTGTTGGTGCTGCTAAAGGTGTTAAAGGTTTAAAGAATAAAGCAATCAATCCTAAAGTTCCACTAGGTGATGTTGAAGGTATTGCAAAAGCAACATCAACTAAAGGTGCTTCAGCATTTATTGACTTTGCTTTAAGAACAGATGCAGCAGGAATATTAAAACACCCATTTGCACAAAAGTCTTCTAACCCTGACGCTGTTGCTGGAATCTTTGGTGATATCAGTGTAGAAAATTATGGTGTAAGAGCCAGACCAATTGCTGAAAACACTATGAAAGCAATGTTTGGTGACCCTCAAGCATTAAAGTTTTTAGAAAAAGAAGCAGCATCAATCAGTGATATCATTGACAGGGTTTCAAAACCAGCATTTAAAAGTTCAAAAGATAAAACAAAATTTGGTATACAAAGATTAGCAGATTTACGTTACAATGGTGACGTTAATGAAATGCTTTTAAAAGATAAAGAACTAGGTTTAAAGTACGATAATATTTTAAAAGATGTCAAAGTACGTAGTGCTAGTTTAAGAAGTGTACTTAACCGTGTACAAGATAATATTATTGAATCACCATTCCTTGGAACTAAAGCAATAGCACCATCACGTTTTTCTTTAGTTGAAAATGTTCGCGGAAAAATGGCGGAAACAAAAACTAAAGCATTCCTTAATGACAGATTCTTTTTCACTGAAAAAATTGAAGGTCTTGAGTGGAACAATAAAGTTTTCAAACTATCAAATCACGATTACCCTATAAGAGTAATAAGTTGGTCAGGTTTACAACAACCTTCAGGTTGGGTACCATTTAAAGGTATTGGTTCATCAGGTTCAGCAGATGAACTAATAGCATTCATGGACAAAGTGCAACCTTGGAAAACCAACAAAGGTACTCAAGTTAAAAGAAACTTACTTAACCAATACCTTAGAGCACAAACAGACGCTGACAGAATTGTTATCATTACTAAAATTGAAAACCAAGCAGTTAAAGCAGTCAACAAAGAACTAGGTCTTGATAGAAAATTAACACCTGACGAATTAAACGAAGTGTTTTCCAAAGGGATAAAGAAACCAGATGGTTCAGGTCCTGCAACAACTTTGTCAGACGTAATTAAATGGGAACTAGATAGAAAAAGAAATAACGCTTTAGAACATTATCGCACAAAACTTTTTGCATACAATGATGGCGAATGGGTATTTACTGACCCAACATTAAGTTCACAACTAGGCGACGCAATGCCAATGTTAGATATTAAACTATATCAACAGTTTGCTAAAAGTGAACTAAAAAGTTTTTCATCTGGATTGTATAAAGGAAAAGGTTTCTTACAATCAACATATTACGCATTTGATTCACTATGGAGACCAGCAGTATTACTACGTTTTGCTTACCCACAACGTACTGCAATCGAAGGCAATATTCGTACAGCCTTATACAATAACAGTATTTTAGAAATAAGTATGGGATTAGCCAAAGGTTCTAAAAACTTTGCTAATAACTTTTATCATGGTGTTGTTAGCAACCGTATAGAAAAATTTCTTATTGCTAAAGAATTAGGTTTATCAACTCCTAAAACAACTTTAGGTTCTTGGAAATCTATTGTTCGTTGGCAAAAAAATGATTTAGAAATCATTAGAACAAAATACTCAGATGTTGAAAAAAAGTTAAAGATTGCTGAAAGTAAACTTTCTGCAAAAATAGATACTAAAATAACATTGCGTGAAGAAGAAAAAGCACTTAAACCCGCAATGGCTAGATTAAAAGAAATAAATAAAGAACTTTATGAACAACGATTTGGAAACAACAAAAAATCTACTCTTAAACAATACCTTGCTTTGTCTGAAGAAAGAAATGTTTTATCAGCAAAATTAAATGCTTTTGAAAATAAGACTATTCGTAAACAAAAAACTCTTGAAACAATTAAAGAATTAGAAACAGAAGTTAAAGACTTAAGAAAAGAATTAAGACCTTTAAGAGAACAACTAGAAAAACAACAAGAATTTTATGGTGAAGTATTAACTGCTGTTAATAAAGCACAACAAAAATCTGGTGGTAAAGCCAACAAATATACTCAAGGTAAAGAAGATATTATTGTTGGGGATTTAATTTTTAAAGGATATAAGTCTGGTGCACTAGGTTCAATAGGTCCTAAGTTAGCATCTGCTGGGCAAAGACAAAAGAAAGAAATACGTAACCCTTTAATGCAGGGTGAAAATTATACTTCTTATGGTTGGAAACAAATAGACCCAGATAATCCTAACTATTATGCTTCTCTTTTTGTTCAGGCTAGACAATTCCGTGAAGCAGAAGTAACAAAAAGAATGTTACTAATTGACGTTACTCGTGGTAAAAGATACGTAATAAGTGAATTAAACAAAATTAAAAAATGGTTCTTATCAGATGACCGTCAAGCACAAATAGAGTTTCGTAACACTAAAGTTCAGGCTCCATTAGTAGTAGATGCAACTAAAAAGTTAACTAAAAAAGAACAAAAAGAACTTGCTATTAAACAAGAAAAAAGAAGCAAGTCAAAGTATGATATAGATAACTATATTGCTACAAGATGGAATGAAGTCCAAACTTATTTTCCTGACCAAAGTGTTAGATTTGATATAGCAAATAGACCTTACGAACAAATACCTACACCTTATGAACTTGAGGCACGCTTAGGTAAACTTCAATTAGAAGGTAAACTAAGCCCTGTTCCTGGTGAAGCAATAGGTAAAACAAGATTAAGAGATGTTAAAAAACTTTACAGATTATCTGTAGATACCTTGTTTAAATATCTTGGTACTATTCCTGAAGATGCTCTTACTCGCGTTCCTTTTTATGGCAACATTTATAAACCAGCCATTGATAAAGGCGGAGAATTATTAATAGCAAAATCAAAACTTACAGGTAAACCAGTGACTGAATTAGAAATTCAAGGTGTTGAAAGAGCAGCGCACCGTGAAGCCTTAAAAGAAACTAAACGTGTATTGTACACTGTTGATAGATATTCAAACTTTGCTTCACTTTTTGCATTCTTTTCACCGTTTATACAAGCAGCAGTTAACGCTGCACGAATATACGGTAAACTGTTATTAGATGACCCTTCTCCAGTTATTAGACCAACCACAATATGGGGCGATAAATGGGTTGAAGAATCTGTAGATATAGACCCACAAACAAAAGAACCTTTAATCACAATACAAGTACCTAACTCTTGGAAAGACAGTAAACTTTTTAACGTGTTAGAAAGTGTTTCTTTTCCTATCACTCGTTTTAATATTCCTTTTGCTGGTGAACCTTGGTGGAACCCTGGTGCTGGTCCAATACTTCAAATAACTGCATCTAATTTAATTAATGCTGTTCCATATCTTGACTATAAATATCAAGAAACAACTGATTCTAACTTACCAATTAGAAGATTTATTGACACATATGTTCTTCCATTTGGTCCATCTAAAGAACCTTTATCTTACGATATGTTACTTCCAGCGTGGACTAAACGTGGTACTTCTGCAACAAGACAACTTAATGATGGAGTATTTTTAACAACTGCTAGTAAAATTTTAGCAATTGAAAATCAAAAGTTCAGAGAAGGTTTAAGACCTGATGAACCCAACCCTGCTGAAATTGTAAGTAAAACAGTTTGGCATTTTATGTTACGTCTTGGGGCAAATCAAGTAGCAGCCGTTATTCCACAATTTAACATGGGATACAAACCATACTTTGATACATATAGAACATATGTAGAAAAATATGGCATAGAAAAAGGTGACGCTTTATTCTATGAAAACTATCCAGATTATTATGAAATGGTTGTTACTAGCCCAACAAAAAATAATGTTGGTGCTGATTCAACAGCAATATCTTCTCAACAATTAGTTAAACACCGTGACCTTGTTGCAAAGATTCAAACAGAAGACCCTTATGCAACAACTCTGATAACTAACGCTTGGGGTGTTGATAAAGAAGGTAACACGTTTGATAGGGCTGCATACAATTTTCAATTAAAAAATACACCAGGTACTGGTGGAAAAACTTTTAGAGAAACAGTTTCTTTAGAAGAATCAACCAAGAATGCTAAGATAGATTTAGGTTGGATGGCATATAATAAGTTTATGCAAGCCTTTGATATTAAAGTACAACAGAATGGTTTTGATTCTTACAATTCTCGTGGTGCTGGATTCCTTAAAGAGGAACGTGATGCTTGGATTGAACAACAGAAACTTATTAATCCTACTTGGTATAATGAGTATGATTTAGGTATTCAATCAAATAAATACAAAGGTACTTTAAGAGCAATTGATATTATATTAAGTGATAAAAAGTTTACTGAATCAGACTGGTATAAGTCTGACCCTACTTTTAAAGCACTTGAAGAGTATATGCTTTTTAGAGAAGAAGTTGTTGACTATCTTAAAGATATGCCTTCACAAAATATTGATGCTCAAAGCAATCAGTTTGTTAAAGATGAAGTTGATAAAAAGGTTCGTGAGTTAAAGAACAGTTCACCAAAGTTTGCTCTTTGGTATGATAGGTTTCTTGATAGAGATAAATTTGAGGACATAAATGCCAAGTAATGTTATAGCAACAGGACAAATAACTCCTGCTCAAATGATGTATCTTTTAAGAGAAGTTGGTTTTCCCGAAGATAAAATTGCTACAATGGTTGCCACTGGTATTGCTGAATCTTTAAAAGATGCAAACATTGATACAGTTAAATCTGGTCTTGACGTAAATAAAAAGAAAGAATACTCTATTGGTTTGTGGCAAATTAATTATAAAACCCATAAAGATGGTGTTCTTAAAGATATAGGTATTACTAGCCCAGAACAATTAAGAGACCCTTTAACTAATGCTAGAGCAGCACTTGCTGTGTACAACGATAGATTATCTTGGGATAAAGATGGATTTAAGGCTTGGACTAAATACAACAATGGTGAATATAAAGAATATTTGCCTGATATGGAAGCATTAGCAATTCGAACAAAACCTACTATGATTCCTAGTAGAAGTAGAATGGAAACTAATATTTTAAGTGGTGGCGGTGGTATGAGTAAACCTATAAGCAGCAAGATTCCTACTGATTTAAATGATGTTGCAAAGATTCCTGTTGCAGGTAAAGAGTATACTTTAGGTGCAGCACAAGACTTATTTGTTAAGGGCGACGCAGCAACTAAGAATGAAATTTTATTAATACTTCAACAGTATGACCCTAACACTAATTACAAAAAACCAGATACTGTTAATACCGCTTGGAATAAACTTGTTAATAACTATTCTATTTCTAATAGTGTAGCACGAAAACCTTTTACTACTTGGCTTGTTGGTGAGGCTGAATATAATAAAGAAATAGGTGGAATGGGTGATGGCACAAGTGTTTTCCTTCAACCATCTATTACTCCTAAAGAACAAGCATATGAAGATTTTAATACTTTTATTCGTGATGCTGTTGGTGTTAATGCTAACCTTAAAGATGCTGAACAGTACTATAAAGAATTAAGAAAACTTGAACAAAGTAAAGTTGCTAAACAAGTAACCACTAGAAGTGGTGCAACAACTACCCAAGTTGCAACTCCTGGTATTACTAAAGAAGACCGTGAGTTGTTGGCTGCAAAATTTGTTGACAGATATATTGACACTAAAGGTGTTCAAAATGTTGGCGGTGCTGTTGGTGCTAATCTTGCTAGTATTCGTAAACTTGCTGCAGATTACAATGTTGCTTTATCTGATGCTGAGATACGCAAGTATGCTGTTGGTTCTTTAACTGATAAGAATGTTTTAGAAACTGCTAAAGTTAAAATACAAAATACTGCTAAGTTTAGATATCAAAATCTTGCTCCGTTTATTGACCAAGGTTTAAGTGTTAGAGATATTGCTTCACAATATATTAATAGAATGGCTAATGTTTTGGAAGTTAATCCTGATACAGTTAAACTTGATGATAGATACATTGATAATGCTTTAACAAATAATCTTAACTTTACTGATTTTGATAAAGTGTTGCGCGGTAGTCCACAATATCCTTATACAAGTGGTGCTCTTTCAGATGCTGCAGGTTATTTAAATTGGATTAAAACAGATTTTAGGAAGGCATAATGGCAACTGATAGGTCAGCAGACGTACGCATTAGAGGTAACGCTGGTCCTAGAGGATATAATCCTTATACTCCAGCAGAACAAAAAGCACTAGATGCTCAGATTGCTGCAAGTTTGGCTCAAGTACGCGTTCCTGGTGCTGCTCCAGTGGTTCCTGCCTATGACCCTTATGCTTATGAAAAATCACAGAGAGAAGCAAATCGTCGTAGTGCTTTTGCTCTTATTGAAGAAGAACTTACAAGACTTGGCTTACCTAGTTTAATTTCTGATATTAAAAAGTTTTTAACAGAAGGATATAGTGCTGAAGAAGCACGACTTCTCTTACCTCAAACCGAAGCATACAAAACACGTTTTGCTGGTAACGAAGGTCGTAGAGCAAAAGGTTTACCTACTTACACACCTAGTGAATATCTTACTGCTGAACAAACTTATCGTGATTTGTTTAACCAATATAATCTTAATGAACTTGCTACTCAAAATACTTTCACTGCTTTAATTGGTGGGCTTACTTCTATTGATGAAGCCAAGGCTCGTATTGATAATGTGTTTAGTAAAATTGATAATGCACCAAGTGAGTTAAGAACACAGTTAAGTAATTACTTGGGTGCTTACGGTGTTGGTGACCCTAATAAACAACGTTCAGAAATTGCTCTTGCTTTAATGCAAGGACCTGAAGGTATTAACCAATTAGATACAAAACTTCGTAAAGCCTATATTCGTACTGGTGCTGCAACAAGCAAGGTTGATGTTGCTGAAGAAAACATTAGTCAACTTGAAAAGCAATTAACCACAAGTGGTTATTCAACTGAACAAATTGGTAACATTGCTAAAGAAGCATATTCTACTCTTGCTGAAACTCTTCCAAGTGTACAAAAACTTGCAGAGATTTCTAAACAAGATACAACAGGTTTGCAAGAAGAACTTACACAAGAAGCGTTTGGTCAAACAACTGGAACACTTATGCCTTCACAGCGTCGTAAGAAACTTCAAGAACAAGAACAGGCAAGGTTTGCTGGACAGTCTGGTATTTCACAGGTAAGTCTTGGCCGTTCACAGGCTGGTTCGTTCTAGCCCCATAAACCCTCAGTAGGACCGACCAGCCCCTATGAGAGTAAAAAGACTGGTAGCAAGAGCCACTTAAATCCCCCCAGATTTACCGTGAGGCTTGCGACTAACAACAATAGAATGGGAGCGTTGCGATGAGCAACACATATCAAGAATGGGAAGATGACGATGATGATATTAATCAAAGTCAACAATCAGAAAGCGATTTATTAAAACAACTTCGTAAGGAGTTGAAAACTAAATCTAAAATGCTTTCCGAAATGGAAGGACAACTTTCTTCGATTAAGACTGAGCAACGTCAAAACGTTATCAAATCAGTTCTTGAAAGCAAGGGCGTAAGTCCAAAGATAGCAAAATTTATTCCTCAAGATATTGAGGCGAGTCCAGATATTATCGATAACTGGATTGCAGAGAATGCTGATGTCTTTGGTTTAACAGTACAGACGCCCGATGATGTGAAGCCTGATTTGGCTACACTCAGACAAATCGATTCTGTTACTGCTAATGCCCAGTCTCCTGCTGGTTTGGATGATTTGTATTTGAGATTACAAAACGCAGAATCTGCTGAAGAAATCACAAATATGATTTTCCAACAAGGCGGAGAGATTTAGGCTCTAACTACAACCAAAGGAAATAAACCGAAATGCCAGAAAACTATACCGCGTTATCGGGTGGTTCTGCTGCAACTAACGGTGGTCTTGGTGGCGGTCAATATTCAAGTGCAAATAACGTAGGAACCTTTACACCATCTAATGGTGCAGGTCTTGTACAAAAAGCATACGACCGTCTAGTTGAGTTCGCACTTCGCTCTCAACCATTACTACGTTCAGTCGCAGACAAACGCCCAGCACGCCAATCAATGCCAGGTTCATCTGTAGTATTCCAAATCTACAGCGACCTAAGCAAAGCAACAACTGCTTTGTCAGAACAAGTTGACCCAGATTCAGTAGCGATTGGTGCTCCAACTGCTGTAACCGTAACTCTTAACGAATACGGTAACGCAGTGTTGACCACACGCAAACTGCAATTGATGTCACTTGCTGAAGTTGACCCAGCAATTGCAAACATTGTTGCGTTCAACATGGCAGATTCCATTGACGAAATTGTTCAAACAGAACTTCGCGCTGGAACAAACGTAATCTACGCAAGCAACGCTTCAGGTACTCGCGCAACAGCAACAACAAACGTTACTGGTGCACATACCTTGAAAGCAGCAGACATCCGTCTCGCAGTTGCAAAACTACGTGCCAACAAATCAGTTGCTCGTAAAGGCAGCCTATACTGGTGTGCAATCCACCCAGAAGTTTCACACGACCTTCGTGCTGAAACAGGTTCTGCTTCATGGAGACTACCTCACGAATACCAATCAAATGAAAACATTTGGGCTGGTGAAATCGGAACATTCGAAGGTGCATACTTCATCGAATCACCACGCATGTACAACGCCACCGATGGTGGTTCAAGTGCACGCGTGTTCCGTACAATCCTTGCTGGTCAACAAGCACTTGCTGAAGCAGTTGCTGAAGAACCACATGTGGTTATCGGAAACGTTACCGACAAATTGATGCGCTTGCGCCCAATTGGTTGGTACGGTGTATTAGGCTTCAAGCGTTACCGCGAAGAAGCACTATACAGAATTGAATCTTCATCCAGCATTAACGCTGCATAGTTAGATTCATTATCGGTAACCCCCACGTCAAGTGGGGGTTACTCTTACTCAAAGGATTTTAAATTGCCAACATTTTTTCCACCAACAGTTGATGAAGGACCAGCAGGTTTTGGTTTATTTTATCGTTACAAACATAAGCGTGGGATTAGTGTATTAAAAATTAATGGAACATATTCTAAGATAAGAGTTCCATCTACTGACCAAGTTGATTCTGCATCAGAGTATTATGCTGGAGGACATGAACACAATGTTACGAATGCACAAAAGACTGCACTCATTGCTGCTGGCATCGGCATTACTGAAAGTAACTTTGAAGGATGATAAACAACATTCTTGTAGCGGGTGCAACTGCAAGTGCTCTTGCTTCTGTATTTTTTGTGATTGCTCCAACAGTTCGAAAGACTCGTTCTATGATGAATTGGTTGGAAAAATTTCGCCGAGATTGGGAAGGCGAGCCTGGTGGTCCAGGTAGGGACGCTGTTCCAGGGGTAATGGAAAGACTTAACAGACTTGATGGCGAGTTAAGTCACAATGGTGGTTCTTCTTTGAAGGATGCTATTGATAGGATTGAAAAACGTTTGGGGACAACAAATGAGTTTACACAGGATTAGAACACATCCTGATTATGTTGAAGGATGTTTTGGTTGTAAGGCTTCCACTGTAGATTTGAATTCTGGTGAAGCATCTAGTAGACTAACAATGTCTGCAAAAAAGTGGGACAATGAACTTGCGTTATATCGTACGGCTAGGTCTCAGGGTATTCAACCTGATTCTACTAAAACGAAGGATATTCGTAAGGCAATAGATATATCTAATAGAACAGGAATAGCATATGGCAATGGGTAAGAAAAAAATGTCAAAGAAAATGGCCTACAAAAAAGGCGAGAAGATGGAATCCAAATCTGAGAAGATGATGGAAATGAAAAAAGGTATGAAGAAGATGGGTAAAAAGAAATAATGTGCGCAACTTGTGGATGTAACTATCCTAACTTAGACCATGCTATGGCTAACAGCAAAGGTGATAACCCAATGGGTATGCCAATTGCACCTATGCCATCAAGCATTCAAACAGCAACACCTAAGAAACCTAAGAAGTAATTATGGCTAAATCACCTGCTTGGACACGCAAAGAAGGAAAAAACCCTAAAGGCGGACTTAACGCTAAAGGTCGTGCTTCATACAATAGAACAACTGGTGGGAATCTAAAACCTCCTGTCAAAGCAGGTGAAGCCAAAAAATCACCTAAGTCTGCAGCAAGACGTAAATCTTTCTGTAGTCGTATGTGTGGTATGAAGTCTAAACGTACTTCTTCTAAAACGGCTCGTGACCCTAATTCACGTATAAATAAATCTTTAAGAGCGTGGGATTGTAATTGCGGATGAAAAAGAAAGCATTTTGGGATAAGAAGAACCCTAATAAAACTTCTAAGAAATTAACTCCTGCACAGATTAAAAGTGCTAAGGCTCGTGCTAAGGCTGCTGGTAGAAAGTATCCAAACCTAGTAGATAATGCTGCTGTAGCAAGAAAATCTAAATAAAACATATTGGGGACGATATGAAAATAGCAGTATACGCAATTGCTTTAAATGAAGAGAAACACGTTATGCGCTGGTTGGAAGCAACCAAAGACGCTGATGTTAGACTAGTTGCTGATACTGGTTCAACAGATAAAACAATTCAGTTATTACAAGGGGCACCAAATGTTATTGTTCATCAAATCAATGTTCAACCGTTCAGGTTTGATGATGCGCGTAATGCTGCTCTTGCTTTGTTACCTACTGATGTTGATATGTGTCTTTCCCTTGATTTGGATGAGATACCGCAAGATGGATTCTTTGACACTGTAAGAAAAAACTGGACTCCTGATGTTAACCGTATTTGGGTTACTTGGGAAACAGGTTACAAATGGCAAAACAATAATCGTTTTCATTCAAGACACGGTTATCGTTGGGTTAAACCTTGCCACGAGGTCACAGAATATTATGGTGACTTTTTTGGTGGGGAAGAAAAAAGTATCACACTTGATTTAACTGTTACACATAAACCTGATGATGATAAGTCTAGGTCACAGTATCTTCCTATGTTGAAGATGGCTGTTGCTGAGACACCACAGGATGCTCGTATGTGGGCTTATCTTTGCAGAGAGTATTTCTTTCACAATAAGTGGAGAGAAACTATTGAGGCTGCTGAGGAGATGCTTAAAGCAGGTGGCTGGTATATAGAACGTGCAGCGTCTTGCAGGGCTGCTGGTGAAGCGTTTGTGAATCTTAAGAATAAAGAGATGGCAAGGGACTGGTTTGTTAAAGGTGTGAAAGAGGCACCTGACCAACTTGAGGCTTGGTATTCTTTAGCACAGTTTAATTATGAGATTGGTAATTGGCAGGGATGTTGGGACTCAGCAATTAAAGTTGAGACACTTACTAAAGAGAAACATTATCTTATTAATGATGATGTTTGGAATTGGAAATGTTTTGATTTGTTAGCCATCTCAGGATGGCATCTTGGTAAAAAGAAAGAAGCAATTGATTACGCAGTGATGGCAATACAAAACAATCCTAAAGAACAAAGATTAATAGATAACTTGGAATGGATGCAAAAACAGAATGACAACGTTTAATGATATGGTTGAAGAGGTTTTAATTAACCTTGAAGGTTTTACCCTTCGCCAAGACCGTACCACATATTTAACTGCTGGTATTGATTCAAATGATTTAACTCTTGCTCTTGCAAGTGGTGACAATATTGGTAAAGGTATTCTTGAAATTGATGATGAACTTATTCACATTGACTCTGTTGACCGTTCTGACCGTTCTGCTGTTATCTCACCATTTGGTAGAGGCTATCGTGGTACCACTGCTGCCTCACATTCTTTAAATACTAAAGTAACTTTTGCTCCATCTTTCCCACGTCTATCTGTTAAACGTGCAATCAATGATACTATCCGTGCAGTTTACCCAAATGTTTACGGTAAAGCATCCACAACTTTTTCATTCAATCCTTCTGTAACAACATACTCTTTACCTGCAGAAGCAGAAACAGTGTTAGCAGTTTCTTGGGATACTATCGGACCAAGTAATGAATGGTTGCCAATTAGACGTTGGAGACAAGACCCAACTGCTAACGTAGGTGAATACGCAACAGGTAACGCTATCAGTATTTATGAACCAATTGTTCCTGGTCGTACTATAAATGTTGTTTACTCTAAAACACCTACACCATTATCAAATGCTAATGATGTGTTCACAACTGTTACAGGTCTTGAGGAAACAAGTCGTGATTTAATTATTTACGGTGCAGCCTATCGTATGGCTTCTTTCATTGACCCAGGTCGTTTAACATTCACTTCACCTGAAGCAGACCAAAACGACCAGACTCGTCCATTTGGTTCTGGTACAAATACTGCAAGATATTTGTTGGCTTTGTATCAGCAACGTTTGCAAGAAGAAACAAATAGGTTAATCGGCAAGTATCCTGTCCGCGTCCACTACACAATATAAGGTAAATTAATGTCCAGAAAATATTCCAGCGTTTCACTCGAAACAGAAGTTGTTGGTTCTTTAACCACATCTGCAACAAGTATCACTGTTGCTAACGCAACTAACCTTCTCGGTGGTATTAACGCAGCATCCATCAACTCAACAGATGATTTCATTATTGTTCTTGACCCTGAAACATCAAGTGAAGAAATTGTTAGGGTAACAGGTGTTACTTCTAATACTTTAACTGTTGTTCGTGGTTATGATGGTTCAACTGGTAAGACTCATACTTCTGGTGCCAAGGTTCGCCATATGGCTATCGGTGAGGATATGCGTAATGCTGCAGCCCACATTGAGGCTACTGCTGCTCACGGTGCTACTGGTGCTGTGGTTGGTACAACTAATACCCAGACTTTAACTAATAAAACTATTAGTGCTTCAAGTAACACTATTAGTGATATTGCTAACGCTAATATTGCTTCTGCTGCAGGAATTGTTGATACTAAATTGGCAACTATTTCTACAGCAAATAAGGTTCAGAACTCTGCTACTACTGCTACTTCAAGTAACTCTGGTTCAGCAATTGTTTCTCGTGATTCTTCAGGTAACTTTAGTGCTGGAACTATTACTGCTGCTTTAACAGGTAACGTAACAGGTAATGCTTCTACTGCTACCACTCTTGCTACTGGTAGAGATTTTCAAATCCTTGGTGATGTTGAGGCTTCTGCTGTTTCTTTCAACGGTTCAGGTAACGTTAACTTAACAACACAGATTGCTGCTGGTGTTATTGTTAACGCAGACGTTAATGCTTCTGCTGCAATTGATAAGACTAAGATTGCTGGTACAGCAATTACTGCTGCAGATACTGGTACTGTTACTAACACTATGTTGGCTGGTTCTATTGCTAACACTAAACTAGCAACTGACCCTTTGGCTCGTGCTAACCACACTGGTACACAACTAGCATCAACTATTTCTAACTTTGATACACAGGTTCGCACTAGTCGTTTAGACCAAATGACAGCACCGACTGCTAGTGTTTCTTTAAACTCACAAAAGATTACTAACCTTGCAACAGCAACAACAAGCACTGATGCTATTAACAAAGATTATGTTGATAGTAAAATTGGTGCTGTTAGTGGTATTGCTTCACTTGATTCTTCAGGTAAAGTTCCTGCTGCACAACTTCCTGATATTGCAATCAGTGATACTTCTGTTGTTGCTTCACAAGCAGCGATGCTTGCTTTAACAGCACAGGTTGGCGATATTGCTGTTAGAACAGATGTTAATAAAACTTTTATTCTTAAAACTGCTGGTGCTTCAACTCTTGCTAACTGGCAAGAACTTTTAACACCTACTGATGCTGTTACCTCTGTTGATGGTCAAACAGGTGTTGTTGATTTGTCTGGTAATTATGTTAATGTTACTGGCGACACAATGTCTGGTGCCCTTGCTATGGGTAACAACAAGATTACTGGTTTAGGTACACCAACTAACTCTGCTGATGCTGCAACTAAGAACTATGTTGACACTGCTGCAATTGCACCAAGTAATCTAACTGGTGTTATTACCTCTGTTGGTCCAGCAACTTCTATTGCTTCACAGACTGGTACTGGTACAAAGTTCGTTGTTGACCAGTCACCAACTATTGTTACCCCAACTTTGAGTGGTAACACTACTGCTGGAACTATTAACAATACTACTATTCCAAGTTCTGCAACCCTTGTTAAAACTGCTGACACCACTTTGTTGGTTCCAACTCAGACTGGTCAATCAGGTAAGTATTTAACAACTAACGGTACTGCTTCTTCTTGGGCTACTGTTTCATCTGGTTCAGCAACTTATTATCAAACTTCAGCCCCTACAGCGACTGCTGTTGGTGAGTTGTGGGTTGATTCTGATGCAACAGCATCAGTTTTAAATACTAACGATTTTGTTCAAAAGACAAATATTTACTCAGAAGCAATTCATCCGTTCGTGATGATGGGAGCATAAGGAAAACTAATGGCAATCACATATAAGGTGCTAGGTCAATCAGCACCATCAGCAACAACCAACACTGATGTTTACACTGTTGGTGCAGGAAAACAAACAACCATATCAACAATTACTGTATGTAATCGTAGCACTACTGCTGCAACATACCGTATCGCTGTTAGACCTGATGCAGCAACTTTGGCTAATCAACATTACATCGCATACGATGCACCTATTGGTCCTAACGATTCTATTACTTGGACTATTGGTATGACTTGTGATGCAGCAGATGTTGTTACTGTTTATGCTTCTACAGCAAACTTGTCTGTTAATATCTTCGGAGCGGAGATTGCATAATGCCTGTTAAATCAGCGATGGCTCGTGGTTTATCTAGTGGTTTAGAACCTGGTTTGGTTTTACTGAATACAACTAGTTTTAGTGCAGTATCAAGTCAAGCAGTTAATCCTTTTAGTGCAACTTATGATGCCTACAAAATTATTTTGACATTTACGGCTTCTTCTGGTGCGCCTGCAATAACTTTTAGAGCAAGAAGTGGTGCAAGTGATGATGCAGGTGGAAATTATTTTTATGGTGGTTTTAGAAGTGACGTAAATCCTGCCGCTTTAGTTCAATTTCAAGGTTCAAGTGCGACCTCTTTTGGTTTAGGTGATATTTCTTCTGCTCAAGCATTACGATATTTTATGATTATGGATATTGCAAATCCTTTTGCAACAACAGCCACTAAAGTAAGTTATCAAATTCATTACGTTAATGCTACAAGTTTTTTTGCTGTCGGAGCAGCAGGCGCAGTTGCAACCACAACTTCTTATGACGGCTACAACATAATTTCAAGTACGGGTACGATAACTGGAAAGGTGGTCACTTATGGCTACAACCTCTAAAATTATTATCGGTGACAATGACCAAGTAATTGAATTAACTGGGGCAGATAAAGAAGCATTTGTTGCACAACGCGAAGCCGACAATGCTGAACGCGCACTACTTGAAACGGAGTACAAAGAAAAACAAGAAGCCAAACAAAACATACTAAAAAAACTTAATCTAACACAAGAAGAACTAGAAACATTACTAGGAGCATAAATGGCTAAACAAGCGTACGTGTACTCTGGAACCGAATGGGTTCCATTAGCATCAGAGGTAACTAACCTCACTGCTTACCAAACAAGGGCTTTGGCTCAAGCATCTAACCGTAATCTTATTATTAATGGTGCTATGCAGGTTGCTCAGCGTAATACTTCTGTTGCTTCTATAAGTTCAACTGGTGGCACTTACAATACTGCTGATAGACAGCAAATGTATATTGATACTGCTGGCACTTGGACACAATCTGTAGAAAACGATGCACCTTCTGGTTCAGGTTTCCGTAAGTCATTAAAAATGCTTTGCACTACAGCCAACGCTTCTCTTTCTGCTGGTTCTCAACTGCAAGTTAGACAACAAATTGAAGGACAAAACTTACAAGGAGTTAAAAAAGGTACAGCAGCAGCGGAACAATTAACTCTTTCTTTTTGGGTTAAATCAAATGTTACTGGTACTTATATTGTTAACTTATATGATAACGACAATACTAGACAGGTAGCAAAATCTTATACTATTAATGCTTCAGGTACTTGGGAAAGAGAAGTTATAACTTTTCCTGCTGATACTACTGGTGTATTTGATAATGATAATGCTGGTTCTTTGTTTGTAAGATTTTATTTGGCAGCAGGAACAAGTTTATCTAGTGGTACTTTGCAAACTACTTGGGCTAGCAATACTGATGCTAATACTGCTGTTGGTCAGGTTAACCTTGCATCAGCAACCAGCAACTACTGGCAAATCACTGGTGTTCAACTTGAGGTTGGTGACACTGCTACACCTTTTGAGTTTAAACCTTTTGCACAGGATTTAGCAGAATGTCAAAGATATTGTTTTGCTCATACTGCTGGAACTAACTATACACACAGAGCAATAGATGCTTCATTTTTATATCAAGGTGCTTTTTATTTTCCAACCACAATGAGAGCCGCTCCTACTTTAAGAAGTGGTGCAAGTTTTACAGTTAATACTGGAAACGCTGGAACAGTTGGATTAGATGGAGCAAGTACACAGACTGCTAATTTCAAAAATAACTCTGGTAATTGGACTACAAATGCAGCAATTACAATGACCTTTGTTTTAGAATCGGAGTTATAAATGTATAAAATATCTGAAGCATCAATGGCAGTAATGATTTATCGCATATCTGATGGGGCTTGGATTCCTACAGATGAATCAAACACAGACTATAAACAATATTTAGAATGGGTTGCTGAAGGCAACGAAGCAGAAGAATGGGTGGCAGAATAATGGCAGCAGTACCAATATACGTTTGGAACGGAACAGCCTGGCAAGAAACAGGACCAGTCATCCCAGCATCACCAATCAAGTACCAAGCAAGTGCCCCTTCCAGCCCTTCCACAGGCGATATTTGGGTAGATTCCGATGGGGATGTTACCTCTAGTTCAACCCAGTTAGTTCGTTACCGTTTTGTGGCTTCTGGTGGTGAAACCAGTCTTTCTGGTAATGATGCTAATGGTGCCACTTTGGCTTACACAGCAGGTATGGAACAAGTAGTTTTGAATGGTGCTGTGCTTGTTCGTGGGTTTGATTACACGGCAACTAATGGTACTTCTATTACTGGTTTGTCTCCTGCTTTGGTGGCTAATGATGTTGTTGAAGTGTTTTCTTTTATGGCGTTTAATGTTGCTAATACTTATACCCAGTCACAAGTTGATGGGTTACTTGTTAAACCAACATTTGCTGCAAAAATAAGTACAGGTCAAAGTATTGCTAATACTACTTGGACTAAGGTTGCTTTTGATACAGAAATTATAGATACTGCAAGTGCGTATGATACTTCAACTTATAGGTTTACTGTCCCATCTAATCAAGGTGGAAATTATTTAATTGGAACTGATGTTCATTTTGGTGTTTATACTGCTGGACATCAAATTCAAATTGCATTTAAAATTAATGGTTCATTTGTTGATGGTAATTTAATTACTTTTCGTTCAGGTTCAACTGATGTTGATGGTTCTAATTATCAAAGAATATTAAATAT